TGTACACTGAAAATGCTTCGGGAACTGTTGTCAAGCTCAATGCACCCTCTATTGACGATAAGAATACAGGTGCTACTAAGTATGTAACTATTGCTTCTGGTGGTAACGTAGGTATTGGTACGAGTTCGCCATCATTTACTTTTGGTAAAGGTTTGATGGTTGAAAATGCAGGATACGCAACTGTACGCTTGAACAACACATCAAACACCGTAAACTCTGAAATCACATCTTACGCCACAGGTTTGTTTGCGTATACCATTACAAATCACCCGATTGTTTTTGGCACAAACGGAACTGAAAAGATGCGTATCGACTCCAGCGGTAACTTGCTGGTGGGGAAAACAACATCTGGAAATACTGTCGTTGGTTTTGAAGTTAATCCTACAGGAGCTGTTTTTTCTACTATAGCTTCTAGTACAAATAGTAATAGCACATCACACGTTTATTCATCAACTGCGGGAGCATACCGTTTTTATGTTGGCATGGGTGGAACTGTTTACGCTACAAGTACAAGCATTACAGCTATTTCAGATGAAAGCCTGAAAGAAAATATTAGAGGTTTGGAAACGGGTTTGTCTGAGATCTTGTCCCTCAAGCCACGGCGTTTTGATTGGAAAGAAAATACAGGAATCGACCAGAAAAATGTTGCTGGCTTTATTGCACAAGAGTTCGAGAAAGTTTTTCCTGATTTGGTTTACGAATACCAGTACAACGAGACTGAAACCAAAAAATCAATCAAGATGGGCGACATCCTGCCAACGATAGTTAAAGCCATCCAAGAACAACAAGCCATCATCAACGCGCAGCAAGCTACGCTAACAACACTCACAGCCCGTATTGAAGCATTGGAGAACAAATGACCATCGAATTCAAAATTGCTCAACTTGAGCGTCAAACATCTGATGGTTTTGTGACCACAGTGCATTGGACTGCTTCTAAGACCGAAGGTGAGAACACTGTTGGCTCTTACGGCTCAGTTGGTTTCGCTAAAGAAGACGGTGTTAACCTGATTCCTTATGCTGATCTTACTGAATCTGTTGTGATTGGTTGGGTTGAAGCTGCACTAGGTGCTGAAACATTGGCTGCAATGGAAGCTAGTTACGATGCTCAGATTGCTGAACAACAAACGCCTTCTAAGGCTACTGGCACACCTTGGTAATCTATGTCAGACCACAGTTTAACAACAGAGACAGGAGTAGCTCTGGTAACTAAAGCAGCGCCTCCAGTGACAGTCAGTTTAGCTACTGTGGCTGGTTATCAAGTATCAGAGTTAGTTCTATGGGCTACTCTGATCTATACAACTTTGTTAATTGGACATAAAGTATACCAAATATACAAAGATATTACAGAAAAGTCATTCAAAAGTATTGACAAAGAGTAATAAATACTATAGGATACGCATCTATGGCTACTAAGAAGCAAAAATCAGCTAAAGTGGGTAAAGTTATGGGTGAGTACAAAGAAGGTACTCTCCATAGCGGTAAAGGTGGCCCTGTCGTTAAAGACCGTAAGCAGGCTATCGCTATTGCCTTGTCTGAAGCTAAGATGCCCATGCGTGGTCAACGTACAGCCAAGAACAAATCTAAAAAGAACAAGTAAACATGGCACGTCCTGTATCAGTAGGGCTAAACCTTACTGCGAATACTCTTACTACTGTCTACACAGTTCCTACTGGCTATTACGCTAAGTGGAACTTGATGTATTTATTTAACAATACAGGTTCAACTAAGAGTATTACAGCTTATTGGCATGACGCCAGCGCCTCAGCTGATATTTACGTGAATAACGGAACTGTTGCAGCCGGTAGTTACGTAAGACAAGACGGTGGAGCTTATGTTGTCATGGAAGAAGGCGATAAGGTAATGATGCAGAGCGAAGCAGGAAGCTCATTTAGCACTATCTGCACTTTTGAACTATTTAAGAAAGAAGGCGTCTAAGTATGGCTACCTATTTAGATATTGTCAATAATGTTATGAAGAGGCTCCGTGAGTCTACAGTTACGTCTGTAAACGACACAAAGTATTCAGCTCTCATTGGTGTCTTAGTAAACGACAGTAAACGTGAGATTGAAGACGCTTATGATTGGAACGCCTTAGCTACTACTCTTACAGCTACTACAACTGAGGATGTCTTTAACTACGTCTTGGTTGGTTCAGGTACTCGTTTCCGTGTTATTGATGTCTTTAATGACACAGACGATTATGAGATGCGTTACGCTCCTACGCATTGGATGAATAAGCAGTTCACCACAACTACAACACAGAAAGCTTCTCCTACACATTTTAACTTTAACGGTGTAGACGCTAATGGTGATACTCAAGTAGACATCTATCCTATTCCTGATGGTGTGTACGACTTACGTTTTAACATGACTGTCCCACAAGAGGACTTGGTTGCTGATACAGATCGTATTTACGTTCCTAGTCATTTAGTGTCTATGTTGACATACGCTAAAGCTATTGCTGAACGTGGTGAGGATTCTGGTAACTTGTCTTCTGAAGCTTACGCTTTGTACAAGAGTGCTCTCGCTAATGCTGTTGCTATCGAGCGTAATCACTACGAAGAAGAGATGAACTGGACTGCTCCTTAATAGCTATGGCTGAACAGCTCTTAACCTCTTCTATTGCTGCTCCGGGCTTTATGGGCCTGAACACTCAAGACTCTTCAGTAGCTCTTGAGAACGGCTACGCCACTATTGCATCTAACTGCGTTATTGATAAGTTTGGTCGTATTGGTGCTCGTAAGGGCTGGCTTCCTAAGCACAGCTCTAATGCTGACTTGTCTACAGCTAATGTCAAGTCTATTGGTGAGCTTATCACTACAGACGGTACTTCTTACACTATCGCTGCTGGTAATAACTGTATCTTTAAACTCAGTGGCTCTACGCTCACTAAGCTGACATACGGCGGTGGTGGCTCAGCTCCTACGATTACTGCTGACCACTGGCAACCAGCTGCTTTGAATGGTGTCTTGTATTTGTATCAAGAAGGCCATGACCCTCTGGTGTTTGATCCTGCTGTATCGACAACTACATTTAAGCGTGTATCAGAGAAGACAGGCTACTTAGGCACAGTACAGTCTGCTAACTGTGCTATCAGTGCTTATGGTCGTATTTGGACAGCAGGTACAGCATCGGATAAGAACACAGTTCAGTTCTCTGATCTCTTGTCTGGTCACGTCTTGAGCACAGGCACTTCTGGTACTTTGAACGTGTCTCAGATTTGGCCTTATGGTGCAGATGAGATTACAGCTTTGGCTGCTCATAACCATCAGTTATTTATCTTTGGTCGTCGTCAGATCTTGATCTATCAAGGCGCTGAAGATCCTTCAACCATGCGCTTGTACGACACAATCAGTGGCATTGGCTGCTGTGCTCGTGACTCTGTTGCAAGCACTGGTACTGATGTGTACTTCTTGTCTGACTCAGGTGTTCGCTCACTTGCTCGTACTATTCAAGAGAAGTCAGCTCCTATGCGAGACATCAGTGCTAATGTACGTGATGATCTTGTCTATGATTTGAGCTTGGAAACACTCAAGGAAATTAAAGCTTGTTACTCAGACAAGAATGCCTTCTATCTCCTGAGCTTCCCAACATCTAATACTACTTACTGTTTTGATACTCGCTCAGTGCTTCAAAATGGCGCTCAACGTGTAACTACTTGGTCTATCACTCCTAGAGCTATGTTTGCTAATCGAGCTAAAGAGGTTCTCCTTGGCTTTGCTGGCTACATTGGCTACTACACAGGTAACTTAGACAACACCTCTGATTATCGCTTTAAATACTACACTAACTACTTCGATCTAGGTTCTCCTAATCAGATCAAGGTGTTGAAGAAGGTGGGCTTTACTATCATTGGTGGAAACACTGCTGATGTAGTAGTTAAGTATGGTTTTGATTACTCAAACAGTTATAATAGTGAAACTATTTCATTAGGTACATCAACCCCTGCTGAGTACGGTATTGCTGAATATGGCATTGCTGAGTACACGGCGGGTGTGGTGTTTGACAATCAAAAGATTCACGCTGGCGGTTCAGGTAATGTGCTCCAGCTCGGCTTAGAAGCTGTTATTAGCTCTTTCGAGTTATCAGTTCAAAAGGTCGATGTGTATTGTAAATCTGGAAGGATTAATTAATTATGAGTAACTACACCAAAGCTACAGACTTTGCAGCTAAGGATGCTCTAGTCTCTGGTAACCCTGCTAAGCTTGTTAAAGGCACTGAATTGGGCACTGAGTTTGATGCTATTCAAGCGGCTGTTAACTCTAAAGCTGACGCATCAGGTGCTACGTTGACAGGTAATGCTACAGCTGTTAACTTAACTGTCTCTGGTACTTTTACTGCTACTGTCGATGGCGGAGCCTATTAAAAGTGTAAAGACACCTGTAGTTATTCGTCCTGAGTACGTGATGTATTTAGAGTTTTGGGATAACTACTTATGGTTTCACACAGATGTCTTTAAGTGGACATCCAAGATTAAACAAAGATTCATAGAAGATTTAAATACTTTGCAATCACTACTACCAGCACCTTTAATAGCCTTAGTAACTGAAGACAATACAAAGTTAGCTAAGTTTGGTGAACAGGTGGGCTGGACTAAGAAGGAAATGATTATGTTAAACAACGGCTCTAAAGCCTATATTTATAACTGGAGTAACTAATATGGGTGGCTTAGTAAGCGGTATTACAGACGCTGTGGGCGATGTTGTCGGAGGTGTTGGAGACATCGCTGGTGGTTTGGTAAAGACAGCTGCTCCTTATGCTGGTCTTATTGGTGCTGCCTCAGGTATTCCCGGAGGTGCTCTAATTGGCTCAGCTCTTGGCGGTGCTTTAGGTGGCGCAGGAAATACAGCTCAAAGTCAACAAGCTTTTGGAGGCCTTACACAAGGCTTGCTAGGCGCTACTGCTGCAATGCAACAGAATAAGGTGTCTCAAGCTGCCGCTGAAGCTGCTCAACGACAAGCCTTGGCAGGTGGTCAAACAGCCGCTAATATGGCTGCATTTAGGCCTGTAGGCACTACCACTCGTTTTGGTAGTTCAGGTTATAGTATTGACCCTGCTACTGGTGGCTTAAAGGCTGACTATTCTTTGTCTCCTTTGGCTCAAAGTTACCAGAATGCTTTGGCAGGAATGACTAACCAAGGTTTGATGCAAGGCCAACAGTTACAAGGCTTGGCTTCTCAGTACTTAGGCGAGTCTCCTGAGGCTGTGCGTCAGCGTTATGTCCAACAGCAGACTGCTTTGCTAGCTCCTCAACAAGAGCAACAACTGGCGGGTATCCGTAACAACTTGTTCCAGACAGGTCGTACAGGCTTGGCTACAGGCGCTACCTCAGCTGGTGGCTTGGCTGCTACTAACCCTGAAATGGCTGCTTACTATAACGCCTTGGCTAATCAGCAACGTCAGATTGCAGCAGGCGCAGACCAAGCAGCTCAACAGCAAATCCAGTTTGGTCAACAACTTGCAGGTCAAGCTTATCAACCCTTTACAGCTGGTTTCGGTGCTCAAGGCGCTGTGGAACAAGCTGCTCAGCAACCATTGACTTTATCGACTGATCTTGCTAAACTCCAAGCTGCCGCTGGCGCTCAACAAGGTCAACTGTATAACACAGGTGCTCAACGTGCTGCTGCTATTAGCCTGCTCCCTGAGATGCAAACAAGTAATACAGCTACTATCCTTGGTGGTCTTGCAAGCCCTACATCAGGCTTAGGCGGTGCTTTAGGCGGATTGTTCAGTGGTTTGGGCGGCTTTGGTGGAAGTATTGGTAACGTACTTCCCGGTATTGGAAGCTGGTACGACTCTGCTGCTCAGGACTTTTAAGAGAAAGAACAAGGTATATGGCTACACAAGATTCAATCATGGGTTTATTCACTAGCCCACAACAATACCAACAAGCTCTTCAGGCTGAGGCACTAGGTCAAGGTATGAAGATGGCTCAGTTGTCTCCAGTGGAACGAGCAGCTGCTGTGGGGTACGCTGGTGGAGCAGGCATTGGTCGAGGTCTTTCAGGCCTAATGGGTGTTGAAGACCCTCAGATGAAAATCGCTGCAACTCGTCAGTCTATCCTTCAACAAGTAGACCAAACAGATCCTCAGTCTCTCGCTCAAGCTGCTCAGTCTTTAAATCAAGCAGGTGACGTGCAAGGTGCTCGTGCAATGGCGTTGGCTGCTCAAGAAGCTGCTTTGAAGCAATCGCAGATTACTAAGAACCTTCGTGAAGGACGTGCTGCTCAAACTAAACTAAGTGAAGTTGGCGTGGCTGAAGGTACACGTGAGCCTGTGTATTCTTACATGACTCCTGACGGTCAAGGTGGAATGAAAGTCGCTCAAGTCGTGTTTAAGAACGTTGACGGACAACAGCAGATGGTTCCTTATACAGGCGGTGTTGATCGTACAACAGCTAAGACAAATGTGGGTGTCAAGCTTCCAGAAGGAGAGTCTGAGTTCGTTAAACGTCTCGGCGCTAAAGATGCTGATCGAGTGGACGCAGCGATTACAACCCGTGAGACAGCCGTATCTTCTATCAACTCTCTAAACAAGCTTGCTTCATTGCCAGCAGACCAGTTGATTGGCGGTCAGTTTGCTTCTGGACGAGTTGGAGCTACTAACCTCTTGGCTACATTAGGTCTTGCATCTCCTACTGATGTTAATAAACTTAATAAGAGCCAAGAATATCAAAAAGTAGCTGGGGATGTTATCTTACAAACTCTTGGTGGTAAACTTGGTTCAGGCTTCTCTAACGCTGATCGTGAATTTATTGCTGGTTTGGTTCCTCAACTTGAGACTAGTCCTGAAGCTCGTCGTCAACTTATTCAGTTCATGCAGAATAAGAATCAAGAGATTGTACAAGAAACAGTTCGTCTTGAGAATTACGCACGTGCAAATAAAGGTCTTTCAGGATATACTCCAAAGATTCCGTTGTCTGTTGAGCCTAGCAAACCTAACCCTGCTCGACAAATGACAGACGCTCAACTCAAAGCTATTGCAGGATTCTAAAAGATGGCAACAGAAGTAACTAAACAAGATGCTGAAGAAGAGCTTCGTCGTCGAGGTATTATTACTGGAGGCGCCCGTAGCGTTCTTGAACAGCCTGAAGAGACAACCACCCTCGAAGAAGTAAAACGCTTTACTGAGTCCTTGTTAAAAGGCTCTGCTAAAGGTATTGTAGACTTGGTAGGCGGTTGGGGTAATCTTTATGATTATATCAAGAAGAACCCTGAGCCTAGCGGTTTGTCAAGTAAAGGTATTGTAAACGCTATTGCTAATCTTGGCGGCCCTGATCTGATGAGACTTCAAGGCTACAAAGGTGCGTATGACATTGGACAAGCTGGTGCTCCTGCGGCTGTTATGGGCGCTCTAACTCCAGCTGGTAGTTTGTTCTCAGGTACTACAGGAACTGCTGCCCGTGCAGGTAAAGAATTCTTAGCTGGCGGTACTATTGGTCTTCTAGGACAGCAGGTTGCTCCTGAGAGTCCCTATGCTCAACTCACATTACAGACACTTCCTTATCTTGTTAAGGGTGGCGTCAGTGGTTTGAAAGAGCGTAAGCAACAACAACTGCTGAACGAATATAAGGCTTTACTGCCTGAAAAAGATTTAGGTATCTTTAATGAGTTTGCCCTTAAAGGTCAAGGCTCTACTGATCCAGCTATCGCTGCTGATATTGCTCGTCTGACACGCTCTCCTAAATATTTGGAGATGGTAACTGCTTTGAATGAAGGCGCTACAGCTAAAGCTTTGGAAGGTATGGCTCCTAAAGGTAGTCAACTGACTCCTGAGCAAGCTAAGACAGGTATTATTCAAGCTGTTCAGAATAAGCTTGCAGGTATTCGTGAGAGCAACACTGATAGTTTGTTTGAGAAAGCTAAAGGCTATGGTGCTGGTACACCTTTGGTAGATACTACTAATACAATCAGTAAGATTGATGGCCTCATTGCCCGTTATGCAGCACAATCAACACCTAACGCTGAACGTGCAGTACAAGCTCTTAACTCAATTAGGGATCGTTTGACATCACAAGCCCCTATTGACCCTACTCAAGCAGCCTTTGCTGGAGCTGCTGGCCCGTTGCCGACAACAACTAAACGTACTGTTGAACAAGTGCAGGGTGTTTTGTCTGAGTTTGGTAAAAAGGCTTCCGCTGGTGATAGCTTGATCAAAGACTTGTCTATCAGCGATGAGCGTATCATCTCTAGTGCTATCTTTGGAGGTATGAAGGATGACGTAGCAGCAGCCTTAAAAGGCGCTACAGGCTCTGATAAAGCTGCTTTGAATCTCCTCAACACAGCCCGTGAGCGTGTCTCTAAAGCTAGTACAGCTTACAACGAGGCTATTGCTCAAGGCTTACCAGCTTCTTTGCACAATAAGTCTCTGGCTGAGATTTCCCCTGAAGACCTATATTCAACATATAAGAATCTGACCCCTGCTCAACGTGGGACTATGCGTGAGTGGGTAGGCACGACAGATCAAGCTGCTTTGGATGTCTTGGATAAGCAGGTATTCTCTGAGTTTGTTAACCAAGCTAAGAAGACAAACGACCTTGGTGTTGAGACTGTAGATTTGGCTGCTTTGGCTAAGAACTGGAGAGCTTTGGAAAAAGTCCCCGGTGCTCAAGACGCCTTAGTTACAGCATTGGGTACGAACGCTACTGAGTTCGGTCAACGAATGAGAGATGCTGAGTTGTTTACTCGTAAGATGTCTGTAGCTCAACCATCTACAGAGCAGGCTTTTACACCTTCTCAAGTGCGTGAGACACAAGCCGCTATTGGTGGTGTAGCTGGTTACGGCCCTGCTAAGATTGGTCAGTTAGCTATGGATACTTTGAACACCTTGACTAATAATGGCTTGTCTGAAGAGCAGCTGATGAAGGTTTTGTTGACTGATTCAGGTAAAAACTTCTTGAAGTCAGCTTCGTTGTCTCCTCGTTCAGAGAAGGCCTTGACTGATTTAATGGCTGTGGATCAGACACCTCTGGAAGCTTTGGGTAAGTGGAGTGCTGGTACAATGGCTCGTATGGGGCCTCGTATCGGAGCCGCTGAGCAACCTACTATTGCCCCTGAAGCACAGCCTCAGCAACAAGAGCAACCACAGGAAACGATGCCTCAGATTAGCCGTGAACAAGCTATTGAAGAGTTAAAGGCTCGTGGTATTGTTGTAGAGTAATATGCCTCTCTTAATCCTTGCTGGTGCTCTCAAGGCTGTTGAGGCTATCCAGCAGGGATGTGAGCTATACAAAGAATATAAAGGTACTGTCCTTAAAGCTAAAGCCACCTTCGATGAAGTTAAAGGAATAGCTACTGAGGTAACTCAGGTCAGTACAGGTATATGGGGTTTTATTCAGAGTCTATTCACCTCAAAATCTGAGGCGATTAAGCCACCTAATCACCGCATAGTAGAGGAAAAGACTGAACAACGCACAGAGGGTGCTCAGAAGGTTACAGAAAGTGTAACTAAACGAGCAGTTAAGCCTCCTCCACCGGAGTACGATGAGCAGATAATCAAAAGTGAGCTTATAAAGAACTTAAAGGTGTTCTTTAAAGCCATGATAGCTATTCAGAAGAAGATTGAAGCTCAGCAGCTACGTATTGATACTGAGTTCATTGAGCCTGATGAGCTACTTGATGTCTCTCTAGACTTAGTTGTAGCTAAGAAGG